AAACGACACATACGAGAAGTACAGAAATTTCTTGATATGTTAATGATAGACAATGTAAATATGTCTATACAAGCAAGTAGATTTGGATGGAGCGATGACATCCAGCATCAAATAACCAACTCAGCACTACTGATCCGTAAGTATCAACGTAGGTTGAGATTAATAAGAATGTGATGAAAGTTAAACTAAACGATTCAGAACAAAAACTCGCTAAGTATATCGCAAAATGCAGATACGATATAAATAGAGAACAAGGGATAGTTGATGCGAAGAAAGGTGATCAATCAAATGAGTTCGTAGACCTAGAAGGTATAGCAGGAGAAATTGCCTTTTGCAAGATTCACAACCTATATCCTGACTTAGAAGTAAAAGTTACTAATCAAGATACAGATATAGGAGATTGTGTTTATAATGGTTATCAAGTAGATGTAAAAACAACATCTTATAATACAGGTAAACTTATATGTGCTTTATGGAAGAATAATGAAATAGACCTGTATGCTCTTATGGTTGGCACTTTCCCAAATTATGAATTTAGAGGATTTGCATATGATTGGGAATTAAAAAGAAAAGAGAATATAATAAATTTAGGAAGAGGTGATTTATACGCTTTGACTCAAGATAAATTAAAATTGGAAATATGAGTGAAGAACAAAAAGGTCAAATGATATACCACTACTACGGAAAGTTGTCCTGGAAGAAAAAGCGTGGTAATGGTTATATCAATAACTATAAAGATATTGAGTTTGTTTCTAGAGCAGAAACCATAGAACAGATGAATAAAGATGTAGGTTTTATGATGCAACTTATGGTACACCAAGGGTTAACTGCAAATAGCATTGTGGATGTCAAGATTGCAGAGGTGTATAAAAGAGAAGAAATTAGTAGATCATTTTATTATAAAGAAGAGAACATATGACAACGAGAAATTTTATCTATAGGGCTGAGGAGTTAAAACATTCTCTAACAGAACTTCGTGAGAACGGAGTAAGCAAAGGTGCTTGGACTGGATTCGGTTCACTATTCGACAAGTACTCAATGAAGCTAGGAAGCACCACCTACATCTACGCAGGGGCGCATCAGGGAAAGTCACAATTTGCTTTTGAGGTGATGATGAACCTATCCGAGTATAGCGGATGGAAGTGGGCAGTATACTCTCCGGAAACTGGCTCTCCCACAGAAGTATTTGCTGAACTGCTTTGGGTATACCTACGCAAACCTTTCTTAATCAACGATAAGTTAATGGCTTCCGAGGAGGAGTCTAATAAAGCAATAGACTTTATAAACAAGCATTTCTACATTATTGATAGTGGTCTTCAAGACCTTACCGTAGAAGGTTTCTATAGCTGTGTAACGAACATTGAGGAGGATTTTGACATAAAAATACAAGGGTGTTTAATAGACCCTTTCACCGAAATAAAGACCGATGTGTCTCAAGGTGTAAGAGACGATATCGCTATAGGTCAAGTGCTTACACGTATCCGTAAGCATAGCGCAGACAACAACTACCATACACTACTTACCGTACATACTAAACACCAACAACCTAAGTATAAGAATGGCATAGCATATATAGATAAGCCTACTATGAATGATATAGCTGGAGGGATGCAATGGTCCAGAAAGGGTATGATGGTTATAAATATATGGCGGTGTCCATTTGGATTGGAAGACTCTAATGGCGTACCTTACGAACCTAATCAAGTAGAGATAACGGTAGTGAAAGCTAAACCTAAGATTGTAGGTAAGCTAGGTGTAGTGACTATGTACTACGATAAGATAAAGAATAGGTACTACGAATTGGATGAATTAGACAATAGGGTGTACGCTTACAAAGACCCTAACTACGAACCTGAGCCGTTAGAATTACCTAAACCGAAACAAGAAGAATTAGAATTTTAAGATATGAAAAGTTGGTCAGAAGCCTATAGAAAGAGTTGGTGTGAGATGATCCGTGCCTACCTAAAGTTTAACATCCCCTCCGCAAAGGAGGTGGAAGTGATAGACTGGAACAAGATGTCTATTAACGGAAAGGATTTTAAAGTGGATATAACGGACTATACTGGAAGTTCTGAGAACTACATCTTCCTAAACCCTTCTAACGGGAGGATGGTTATAGAAACCAAAGGTGTGCAAAAGGTTTATAAATTTGAGGTGGAATTGTCACAATAAATCACTATATTAGTGATATATGAATAGTACTAAAGACTTAATTATAAAGACATCGCAGGAAGTTACCGACCTGCTTTTGGAGAAGAATACTGCTTACGGGGACTCAGCCCTTAACCCCGTAGGTATCTTCTCTAAAGGAAATGCAGTAGATAGTCTATGCGCTCGTATAGATGATAAGCTAATGCGTATCAAATCTAAAGGGATAACAGATGCTACCGAAGACACCATCCAAGATTTAATAGGATACCTCATCCTTCTAAAGATTGCCATACACCGCCAATATGAGTTGGAAGAAGAACGAGAGTGATTTATTTAACTATCTAAAGGATAAGCATTATCCGGACTTGGAATGGTCTGAATATAGCAATTCACAATACGATTGCTATAGCGAATGGTTTGACTACGACATAGAACTAAAGTGTCGCAATAAGCACTACGATGACCTAGTAATAGAAAAGCCCAAGTATGAAGCATTGCTATTGAGGGCGCAAGTGCATAACACGCAACCTATATACATTTGTCAAACACCAGAAGGTGTGTTCGGGTTCAACCTACACTACGGAGAACCTATCACCTGGGAGACAAGAGGTATGCCTAAAACATCCCACTTTTCTAATCGTCAATTTATCGATAAAGAGGTAGGATACTTACATATAAAAGATGCTAAACGATACGATTGAAATAGAATTAAACCTGCCTAAACCACCTTCCCTAAATGCATACTACGCAGGGAAGCATTGGGCAATAAGAAAAAAACACAAAGATGAGTATAGCAAATGTTGCAAAGAAGAGTTGGAGAGGTATGATCACTTTACTTTTAATTCTTACGAGATTAGTATTAGGTACAATTCTCGTCACGATGTTGACAATATTATTCTTGTTTCAAAATTTCTCTCTGATACTCTCGTTGCTCAAGGTATGGTTAAAGACGATAGTAACAAATACTACAAAAGGCTTGATATTAAAATTGACAAAGAACTTCCAAAAGATAGTTTCTTGGTTAAAGTTAAATGCTACGGAATAAATGATACAGAGCAATAAGAATTACCACACTTGTAAATTAATTAGACATCAAGTAGATGTACTACTTGAGGAGATGTCTATTCTGTTTACTAATATAGGTATTGATTCTACGGTAGAAGAGATACAAGAAGCCTACAGGAAGGAAAAAGAACTTATAGAGCGTATTGCTGAAATAGACCCTGCGAAAGCAGATAACCTAAGATCAAGCTATTAAAATGAACCTTAACGATTACTATGAGCAGATTACTGATTCCGAGGCGAATTTCATTCTCGATTTACACGAGGTTATCGACAGGTTGGTTAGGAACGGCATCCCAGTCACATTGGTACGATTGGGATTCGAGCTTAACATCCAGCCATCAGAATTGGGTGATTACATACAATTAATACTATCAATATTAGATAAGGTTGAAGAAAAGCACTCGCTACAATAAAGAAGTTATAGAAAAAGAAGCTATGCTTTCTGTAGAGCGAGGTGTGATTAGTGAGCCTTTAGGGGCATTTATCTACCAAAGATGTATAGAGATAGCAGGTTCTGCTTTTATCACTAACGGTGACAAGGAGTTAAAGCAATCTTTGATTGACGAGGCTGTAATGCGAGTGTGTGAAAAATTCCTGCACTACTACAAGCAAGGCGGTTCTGCTGCCAACTTAATTATAACAATGATTTATTCTACGATGACCAATAAAATTGTCGGGTTAAAGTGGAAGGATGTATACGGACAGCGAATCAAAGGAAAGGTTGTTTGTATAGAGAATGGCGAGAAGTTTACACGACTCGTTAAATATGTAAAGGACGATAACATTAGTGAGAAATTATGATTGAGATTTACAACGACTGGATATTAGTATCCTCAGTAGGATTAATGTTTGCATTTCTATTTATCTTTGAACCTTACGGTTGGATAATGGAAAATATATTAACTTTTAAGCCATTTACGTGCGTTCTGTGCCTTTCTTTTTGGTGTAGCCTACTCTTGTATGCTTACCTCGGAGTTAGTCCATTATACGCCATTTATACGGCTTTTATTGCAGAACTATCTTATAGAAAATTAGTGAATGAGTAAAGAAAAAAATGTAAATTCTAATAGTGATTGGCTCTTCTTATATTGGGATGAGCCTATTTTTTCTAATTCTAATACTAATAACAATGCCGATACCAGTTCCCAATCTAAAGGAAAAACGACCCGAATTTATAGAAAGATGTATGAGTGACAACACTATGATAGATGAATATCCGGATACATCACAACGATTAGGTGTGTGCTACACCTCCTGGACTTCGGAAATTAAAAGGGTAAAATAATGAAACTCATTAAGTCCGTTAGACAAATAACCAAGATCATACTTCATTGCACAGCTACCCCTGAAGGTAGAGATGTAGATGCCGAAGAAATTACAAGATGGCATAAGAATAAAGGATGGAGGAATAACGGATACCACTATATTGTAAAACTAGACGGCACTATAGAGGAAGGTCGTAGCGTACAAATGGTGGGCGCACATACTATAGGGCATAACGTAGGAAGTATAGGTGTTGTTTATGTAGGTGGGTGTGATAAGAATATGAAACCTAAAGACACAAGAACACCAGAACAAGACTTTGTATTAACAAATCTGCTATCTGCCTTGCTAGAAATGTATCCATTAGCTAAATTGCACGGACATAATGAATTTGCAAACAAGGCTTGTCCGAGCTTTGATGTACAA